TGATGGTGCGCACCAGCAAAGCGGCCCGGAAGTCAGGGAATGTTGGTGTTTTTATCAACATCAAGCCGCTAAAGACAGCAGCAATTCGCGGATTTAAGCGGATCGGCGGCAAGTCAAGTCAGAACCCGATTGACCCGTTCTACTGGAAGTTTGTCCAGTTTGGCACGAAGAAAATGCCGGCACGCGACTTTATGGGCAAAGCCGCAGATGCGCTACCTGATGCGCTGGAAGTGTTTAAGCGTGAAATCGCCCCATTAATTCAGTGGTGGAATAACCGCAAATGACCGCAGAAGAAAAACTATATGCCGCTCTTACCGGGCTGGCAGGACTTACCGCGCTCGTCGGATTGCGAATCTCTCCGGATGCGTTGCCGGAAAACGAATCGCTGCCAGCAATCGTTTTTGTTCGCGCCAGCACTAACCCAACCTACACCATCGGCGGCGCTCTCGTTGCCGAGGATGTGCATTTTGTAATCACCGCATGGGCTAAAAGCCGCACCGAAGCCGAGCCGATAGGCGATCAGATCCGGCTTGCACTAGAGGCGGATGGCTATCAAATAGCAGATAGATCAAGCGGATTCGATAACGAGGTCGGGCTTTTCGCCGTAAGTATCGAATTCGATATGTTCGTTTCATAAGACACCAAAAACCATAACCAACCACCTGCGGGTGGTTTTTTTTCGTCCGTAGGAAAGGAAATACCATGGCAACAGCACGCAAGTGGTCCAACGTCGCAGTAGCGATGCAATCGGCGCTCGCCACCGCAATCACCATCACCGCAATCTCAAAAGCATCCGAGGGCGTGGTGACCGCAACCAACCCCCTCGCTAATGGCGATTACGTCGTTCTCTCGGTGCAAGGCATGCGTCAGCTTGATGACCGTATTTTCCGCGTCAAAACCGTTTCGGGTGCTAACTTTACGCTCGAAGGTGAAGATACAACCATGTTTGACACCTTCTCAAGCGGCACGGCTCAAAAGCTGACGTTCGGCACCTCGATTACCACCGCTACCAACATCAATCCGAGCGGTGGCGAGTTTGACATGATCGACACGACCACGGTCCACGTCGCTCAGCGTAGCCAGATGCCCGGCCTGCCGTCTGCTTTGTCGTATGGCATGGATCACATTTGGGACGTTTCAGATGCCGGATTGAAAGCAATGAAATCCGCATCCGATGCCCAAGCCAAGCGCGCATTCATGTTCACGTTCGGCACTGGTGGTCAGATCATGGTCTTTAATGGCTACGTTGGTGCGGCCCTGGCTCCGCTCGGTGCATCTCAGCAATTGGTGACGTGTAAAGCCACGATCACTTGCAACGGATCACCGACTTACTACGCCAGCTAAGCCATGAGCCTTGCCGACAAAATCCGCAAGGCGCGCGAGATAAAAGTGGAGGTTGATACCTTCACTTTTACCGTTCGCCGGCCTACTGATCTGGAAATGATCGAGCTACAAAAACAAACCGCTGCCCGCGCCATCCTGCCGTTTATCGTGGATTGGAGCGGGGTCAGCGAGTTGTCCATGTTCGATGGTGGATCTCCGCATCCGCTGCCGTTTGATCAAGAGGCTTGCGCTACATGGCTAGAGGATCGTTTAGACATCCTCTCAGAGATCGTCAAAAAGGCTTTTGCGGCTTACCAAGACCACAAAGCCAAGATTGAGCAGCTAACAAAAAACTGACGGAGTGGCTTGAGGGGCAAGACCTGCCGGGAAACCTCAAGCCAGCCAACCAAACACCGGAAACCCGCCTTGCAATTACCGCATGGAATATGTGTGGTGGCATGGACTGGTCTGCAATTCCGGTGGTCGCTGAAATTCTCGGATACGACATAGAAATACTGATCGCCCAAATGGCGGCAATCAGGGATTACATCAAGGGTTAAAAACATGGCAATCGCTACGCTATCAATTGATCTGGAGGCGAAATTAGCCAACCTTGAGCGCGATTTTTCCAAGGCCAGCCGGCTTGCCGAAGACAATGCGCGCAAGATGAAAAGCGCTTATTCTGACGTTGGTAAGACGTTCGAGAGCCTTGGCGCAGCGCTTGCCGGTGCAGTCGGCGTCAATTTCTTTACGACGCTGGTAGTTAGCGCGATTGATGCGCAAGACAAGTTAAAAGACCTGAGTAAATCAACCTCGCTATCCGTCGAAACGCTGGCCGGGCTTAGCTCGGTGGCGCAAAAAACCGGCTCAGACATTGATGGCATTGCTGATGCGATTAACAAGCTGTCGGTCAACATGGGCAAGGATGCTGAAAAGTTTGCCAAGCTGGGGATTGTCGCTAAAGACCCGGTAGAGGCATTCAAGCAACTAGCCGATGTTTTTAACGCAATCGAAGACCCGCAGAAGCGCGCCGCCGTTGCTGCCGAAGCCCTTGGGAAGTCGTGGAAATCTGCCGCCCCGGCGTTGTCCGAAGGATCTAAAGCCATTGGCGAAATGATCGAGCGCGGACAAAAGCTATCGGGCATCACGTCAGAAAGCGCTGACAAGGCAGACGAACTAAACGATAACTTTGCAGATTTAAAAGGCTCAGTGGGCGGACTGGCAACGCAATTTGCTAACAGCCTGGTGCCGTCGCTTACCGACACTGTCAAGGCGATGAATGCCGCCATTGAAAAAGGCAACATTCTTGAATCTGTCATTCGCGGCATCGCCGGGATTGGAAAAATCCCATTCGACTTGATGCTTGGCGATATCGATACGACCGTTGGCGCGCAGATCAAGGAGCTTGATCAACAACTGGCAACACTTGGCCGCCGCCGTAGAGAAGGCGAAAACGGCGGGCTGTTGAATCAGTGGCTGTACGGCTCGACTGAGGAATTAGACAAAAAGATTGAAATTACGCGCAATCAGCTAGACGCGCTCAAGAAATATGGTGATCGCCTGACAAAGCCGGTTGCTGCATCGTCTGGTGTCGAATCGCCCAAAGAAAAAGACATTAAAGGCTTTTTTGGTGGCGACGAAAAAGGCACGACTAAATCCCCCAAGAAAGCCAAAGAAGTACAGGAAGCCAGCGCCGAGGCAACCGCTTACGGCAAATCAATGCAGGCTCTGGCCGACATGACCCGCGATGCAGACGCCGCCCTGCTCGATTTGAGCAAGAGCCAAAAAACCATCTATGACCTGATGGTGTCGAGCGAATGGCAATCCATGCCCGACACATGGAAACAAACAGCCATCGCGCAAGCAGAAGCAGCGATTGCCGGCGAGAAAGCCGCCGAATCCGCAAAACGGCTCAGCACCATGCTAGGCGAAACCGACTCGTCAAAAATCGAGAAGGCACGCGATGACATGCTCCTGCTGGTCGAAGCGCTGGAAGCCGGAAAGATCAGCGAGGAACAATACGTTGAGGCGGCAAGCAAGCGCCTGGAAACCAACACGGAAAAACTCAAAGAGCAAAAAACTGTTGCCGAAGAATTGGGGCTTACCTTCACTAGCGCATTTGAAGATGCAGTCGCTAGCGGTGGAGATTTTTCAAACATACTCAAAGGGCTTGAGCAGGATCTGATTAAGTTAATGCTGCGCCTGTCAGTCACTGAGCCTGCCATGAAAGCAATCTCTGGCGTCAATTGGGGCAGCCTTGCTAGTGGGCTTGTATCGAGTTTTATGGGCAGCGGCACGCCAGCGCCACAAGCAAAAGGCGGCGTGTTTACATCGCCATCGCTCTCGGCCTATTCCGGCGGCGTCTATAACTCTCCCACTCCATTTCGCTTCGCATCCGGTGCCGGCATCTTTGGTGAGGCTGGCCCCGAGGCCATCATGCCACTCAAGCGCGGGGCAGACGGCAAGCTAGGCGTGGCATCGCAGGGCGCTGGAAATGTCGTGGTCAACGTCATCAACAACGGCGAAGGCCAAGCCAAAACCGAGAAACGCAGCGATGGCCGGGGAGGCTCCATTATCGATGTGGTCATTGAGCAAGTGCGCGGCGCAATCGCCTCCGACATATCACGCGGTTCCGGACCAGTTCCAGCCGCCATGCAAAGCAGCTACGGGCTAAACCGCGCCGCAGGAGCCTACTAAATGCCAGCTTACCCACTAACTCTCCCCGCGCCGCTCTCCGATGGCTACGCACTGGACCCGGTAGAGCAAACGATCAGAACGGAAATGGAGGCCGGCGCAGCAAGAGTCCGCCGCCGCACCCGCACCCGTAACGACCTGCTGGCCGTTTCGTTTCTGTTCTCCGATGCGCAATTTCTCGCATTCCGCACGTGGTTCGATGACGAGACCACCGGCATCAGCGGCGGCGCATCGTGGTTTGATATTTCCCTGCCTGTGGGCAAAGGTGGCAGCACGCCCGAGACAGCCCGCTTTAAAGGCGTCTGGAAATCGGCCAAGGTCGGTGCGCATTGGCGTGTAACTGGCGAACTGGAGGTCAGGTAATGCCGGATAGCACACTATCGCAAGCGCTCAAGGAAGCCTACGCCGCTGCGCCGTCAGACGTGATTATCTATCACACTCTGGAACTCAATCACCCGGCATTCGACCAGCCGATTTACGTGGTCAATGATTACGATGATCTGTTGGCATATCTCGAAACCGCCGCGCCAGTCACCTTCCTGCGATTCGCCTTTCGCCTGACAAAGCCGGAAGTATCGCCGGTTGGCGTGCCTCAAGTAACGGTTGAGATTGACAACGTGAGCCGGGACATTCTCGCCAATGTTCAGCTTGCGATGACCTCCACCGATTTGATCACGATGACTTACCGGCAATACATTTCGACTGACTTGACCGGCCCGCAAAACGATCCACCGATGACAATGGTTCTCTCGGGCATCTCGGCCACGGTTTTTAAAGTCTCGGCTACCGCCTCATTCGGCGATCTGCACAACAAGCGGTTCCCCAATCAGGAATACACCGCAGAACGCTTCCCGGGTCTGGTGGCGTGATGCACTG